AATAGAATCACCGGGATCATCCTGCTCACCACAAAACTTTTGCCAATTGTCCCACAACAAACGATGCGGAACAGCAAAGAAAAACGTCTCCATAAATAAATTATCCATAATAGGGAAAATCGGAGTCGCTAACCTAGAAAAACCCGTCATACGCAAATTAAACGTATCGCCGGGCAAAGCCTCATCAACAAAGATCGGAATTAACAGACCACCATCAAACGCGGTCTTAACACTATGACTCCGATCAAACGAAGAACGCGGAATATCCGCGCGCGGAACCTCAGAAAACTTATGAACCATAACACTCTTACGCGGCATGACCTTCTCCATGAACCAAATCAACAACGTCTGAAACACCAGACGAAACAATAAACTCAACGCCGTTACCTAACGAACGGCAACCATCCTCAGAGGACAACACACCACTCTGATTATCAAACTCACCAACACAAAACAAAGTATAATCGGACTGATGACGAAAAATCTTCGACTCAGGATCATTCACAAGATCAACAAACTCCCGAATAGCCAAATCAACCGTAGGCAAACACCAAGGCGGCATATACGCATGCGCCTTCTCATCATAAATACTAAAAAGAAAACCTAACATAATAGAACTCCTAAAAAACACGATGCAACTGCCCTACCTGGGCAGACTTAACCATCTCCCGCGACTTCAAACGCGCGGGCGTACAATCATCCAAATGATTCCACAAAAACTCAACACGCTCACGCTTAACACCCTCTAAAACATCGGGATCAACAATCTCTAACAACTTCTCATAAAAACGCGGGGGCTTAGTACAATGCCCCCGCAAAAAAACCTCGTCCTCAGGAAAAACCTCGTCCGAATACAAATCAAACCAAGCAGCGCCGATACCCGGACGCCTGCTCATAGTACAATACTCCGGCTCAAGCTCATAAATCTCTCCCGTCAAACAATCAAAATTCTGGTAATGCTCCCAAGCATCAACACCACGAATCCTCTTAACAATATAACGCGCGCAATAAGCGGCAGTATCATAATTAACTGCCCCAATAATACACATACCGCGCTTCCACTTACGCTCTAAATACTCAGAACGATACAAGGGGTATTCACCCCTCTTCCAAATACGCTTATCCTCAAAATCAAGACCAAAAAAAACCGCATGATAATGCGGTCTACTCAACTGCTCGCCATACTCGCCACACATAAAAAAACGGAATGAAAAATCATCCCGCAAACGCTTAATAAAATCAACAAAATGATGCCGAACCAACGTCCCACCTATAGGCAGATGGTCCTCGTCATACGTACACGTCACAAAACAATTCTCTTCAAAAAGGCTAGCTTCATGCACACAACGCACAGCCCAATCACGAGAATAATCTAAACGACAACCAATACACTGACCACAACGGACCTCAACCGCCTCATAGGCACTAGGACCAGCATCACCAAAAACAATCGGATACTTACCCGAACCATTCGGGAACTTACTCCGATAACCACGCAACGGCTTGAAACAAGCCACAACAAGTCTACAGGCGAATACCACCACGCATAGCACGCGGCGAGATATTCTTACGATGGGTACCAGTACCCTTCCGAAAATTACGCCTCGACTTAGAACGCTTCATCTTACGACGATAAGCCACAACACTCTCCATAAAAAAGACCCGGACCGCCAAAGAGGAACGGCCCGAGCCAATGGTAACACACCCTACTTCAGCTTACGAATAGAAGCAATCTGCTCCTCCGTCTCAGCCACAGAATCCTTCTGACGCTTCAACTTCATCTCAAGCTGACGTAACAAACTCTCAAAACCTGCCATGATGTTCTCCAAACAAGCCAGTGAAATATTCACCGGATAACCCATCATAGCATACAAACAACACAAATGCAAATGCATTTACAACAAAAAACGACTGACAAAACTGTCAGTCAGCACAGTTACATCAAGCAAAAACTGTGCTAGTCGTCCTCAACGTCCTCCTCAACGGTCTTAACGACCTCCTCCTGGACGATCGGCTTCGCCTCCTTACCAGCACCTGGGGACTTCATCAGCCCCAGCTCAACCATCTCATCCAAATTATCCTCATCCTGAACAAAATCCATAAACAACGCCGGATCATTCGCAAACTTAGTACGAATAGAACTCGGCAAATCATCAAACATCGCTTGCGCATCCGTAACGATACGCATAGACTCAGCAAAATCCAAACCAGAATGAACACCATAATCGCCCTGATGGCGATTAAAATGAGCAATGGCACCCGTCTTCTGATACGACGCCATAATCACATTAATATCACACTCCTTCTGAAAAGAACGCTTAACCTTAGTCTTACCACTAACAACGGTTCGCAAACGCTCACCACGAACATGATTACTTCCCATACTCATAAATCACCTCAAAGCGCGAGTACGCGCCAAAAAATCCTTCAAACTAGAACCAGCACGGTTCTTACCTTTCGTCAAAAACTCCTTAATCCAAGCCTGAATCTCGGCCTCCGACGCCTTCGCCGAAGAACTATCAGTCTTATACTGATCCCAACGCGGAGACACTCCACCACTACGAAACTGACCAACACGTTTCTCAAACTGATCACGCAACCAACGAACAATCGAACCAGCCGAAGTACCAACTTCAGCAACACCACTCAAAGCTCCAGCCTGAGCATCAACTAAATAACCACGCTTTGTAATCAAAGCAATCTCAGCCTTCGCACGACGAACAGCTAACGCACTAGAAATAGCAGGAGTAATAAAATCCTGCTGCGGTGCCATAGCACCACCGGGAGTCGAAGCCCCCGGACCCCCAGTAGCAGACAAAATAGGATTCAAACCGGCAAGCCGTAAATCCTCAACCTCACGCTGATGAGCCGTACTAGACAAACGCTCCTGAAAAGACATCTGAACACCGGCGGCCTTACGCCGCCGACGATCAGCCTGATAACCACCATAAGCACTGGCAACACCAGTAACCAAACTACCAAAAGCCGGCGTACGCCACCAAGGAACAGGCGCAGTAACATGACCTCGAACATGAGCCATAACAAACTCCTAAAAATGATCAATCATACCCGGAACACCATACAAAGGCATCGCACGCGCACATCGCATGCTAAAATAACTATCAAATATAAAATGTGGCTCCGAAGGAACCGCAATAACACGATCAATCGGCGGACTATCCACAATAAAAGACGCATTTAACAACGGCAACGTCGCAAAATCCTGCGACAAATGCCAAGCGTCCAACGTACCCGCCGCATCAGACCGCATAAGACCCGTAATCATAGACGGCTTATAACGATACTCCGCATAACGCTCCTGATAACCAAAAACTAAATCATCATTGGCAGTACCATCCGCCCAGAGCTCCTTATTCAAAACGGCCTGCTCCCCAATTTGCGCTAAGGCCGGCCAATAATAATCAAAACGCGTAGAACGCGACCACATACGATTGTAACCCTGCGAATACGTCAAATCCGCACGTACACTAACTAAACCAATCAAAACACAATGCTCAGTAAACGACTTCGTAAAACCATGACCATGCAACACAACAGTACCATACGCCGCCAACTCACCCTGCTTCTCCGTAGCAGTAGACGACGTATTAGCAACAGCAGAAACCTGAACAGGCGAACTACCGCCGCCCAAAAACTCAGGACGCTGCAAACGAGCATCAGGACTCGTAACGCCAAAATGACTCCGAATAATCTCCGTATAACGAGTACCACCACGAGCATCACGCTCTTGAACCTTCTGAATCTGAAAAGCCTGACGCAACTGATTAATAGTAGCAGCCGTAGCATTAGTCAAATCAGCATGCATAAAAGGAAATCCCAAATTACTAGGATCTTCCAAAACAATCAACTCCTCAACCGCTGTAGTAACACGCTTCGCAGTACCAGTAGTAATACCACCAGTCTCACGAGCAGCCAAAGTAGTAGAAGGACCCGACCAAGTCGTCTCCCAACCAAGCCCCGTAATCGGGGCCGTCGTACCTAACGGCAAAGCAACAGACGCACCCTTCTGGGGCGCAGGCAAACACGACGTAAAATAATCATGACGCTTACCACGATTCAACAAAATATAATTCGTACCACTAAAAGCATCTGGACCATTATCCAAATCCACATCAACCGAAACCTGCAAATTCTGGTCCCTAAACCATTCATTCCAAATCAGGTTATAAGCACGAAACGGCAACGCATTAAAACTAGGCGTACCATCACCTAACGGAATACCCATATAATCCTGCAACGATCCCGTAGTAAACGCCGCACCACGAGTCTGCTGCGGAATAGTAAAATCAATAGAATCACCGGGATCATCCTGCTCACCACAAAACTTTTGCCAATTGTCCCACAACAAACGATGCGGAACAGCAAAGAAAAACGTCTCCATAAATAAATTATCCATAATAGGGAAAATCGGAGTCGCTAACCTAGAAAAACC